CTCAATCTAGAGAAAGAGTTGTTATTCTTTGTAAACGAAAAGATCTTGGTGAATTACCTAAATTACCAAGTATTTCTAAAAAAAATATAAAAACAACATCTTTAACAGATATTCTTGAAACTGAATGTCCTCAAAAATACAATATTAATTCAAAAATGAAAATCACACAAGATATTTGGAATGAATTTATTATTATTTTAAAAGCAAAACAAATTTCAATTCCAAAATTTCCACTATGGACTGATTGGTGGGATAGTGATGGACAAAATACAACTATTACAAAATACAATACAAAATTAAGTGAAGAAGAAAATAAAGTTGAGATTTTAAAAAAACAAAAATTATTTTATAAAAAATATAAAAATTGGATTGATAAAAATAGAGTTTTTTATACACAAAATAAATCTATTCTAGAACCTTGGTTAAAAAAATCAAGAGAAAATAACCTTTGGAATGGTGCTGTTAGAAAAATGGAATGGCAAACTGGCACTGATAATCTAACGATGAATGAAGTATTATGGTCTCCTAGAGGTTCTGGTGTTAGAATTAAAAATATTAATTATTCACCTACTTTGGTTGCTATGGCTAGTATGATACCTATTATAGGACAAAAAAAAAGATATTTAACTCCTAGAGAATGTGCTAGATTACAATCATTTCCTGAAAATTATAAAATTCATAAAAATGATAATGTATCTTATAAACAATTTGGTAATGCTGTTAATGTTAAAATGATTGAACGATCGGCACGCTTTTTAATTCATAATGAACCTTTATTCATTTAATTTTATATAATCTTTCATAACTGTATCATAAAATACTTCATAACAAGAACGATTTTTACAATTTTTTTTATCAATATTTAATTTACACTCTATAAAATAGGGATAATTAATTTCTTTTAATTTAGTTAATAATTTTGCTTTTAATTTTAAACTATCTTTAGCATTATGTATATACTCTTTAATATCTATATTATTTTTAAGTAATTCAGAATTTGTTATTAAATATAAATAATCTGGTGTAAGTAATAATAAATCATGCATAGTTTCATCTCTATTAGCAGAAGAATTTGAATTATGTAATGTAATTTCTCCACCAGAACTATATTTAATAGAAATTTTATATTTTTTATTTAAACATAAATCAATTCTTTTTGCATTAGGTAAATGTTCTACATCAAATCCTATTGATTTTAAAAAATCATTAATAATTAATTCAATACAATTACCAATATCAAATCTATTACATTGTTTAGATGTTCCAAATTCACGCATTAAATATTCTATTTTTTTATTATATTCATCTAAATTATTTTTATTTTTATAAATAGTAGTCCAAACTAATTCATCTGTTAGTTCACCTGTAATTTTATCAATAGGTTCACTAACATTTTCTATAGTTAAATTAATAATAGGTTCGATGTTTTGCGTTTTATTTTTATAATCTTCTAATTGTTTTTTTATGTTATTTAATTCATTACATTTTTCTATATAAAGTGTTTCATAGTTTATGTCTTCTTTTTCTTCTTCTTTTTCTGATTCTTTTTCTGATTCTTTTTCTGATTCTTTTATTATTAATTTATTATGTAAAATATCTATTAATTCTTCCATTTATAGTATTTAATTTATGTATATTAATTATAAATATATATTATTTTTTTTCAATTTTTATCTTTAGTCTAGTCTAGGTAGTTTTTTCTCTACATAATTTGGTATATCTATTCTAGATGAACATATATATTTACCTTCTTCTTTACCTTTATATATTTTCAAACTTTTAATATCGGCATTAATAATTTCTACCATTTTATATAAATAATTTATTGATTTAAATAATGTTTCTATATCTATACCATCGTTATTACCTTTATCAGTAATACCTATCATATATAATGCTTTCCCGCATCCTTCTTCTAATCTAAATATTAATTGCGATGCCCTTCTATTTAATTTATCTATATTTTTAATATTTTTAAAATTATCTATAAATTCTTTTGATTTATTTTTTTTTATTTTCATTTGTTCTATAGGTTCATTATCTAGATATATTTTATATTCTCTATTTCCAAAAAATTCTTCTTCTTTCTGTCTAGGCATACATTTATTTATATATACAAACATAGTTTTAGTTAGTTAACTACTATTTGTATAACAAAACGAATACAATAATTAATACATAATAGATAATAGATATTATATAGTTTTATATTTATTTTTTTATTTATACTTACTTTAAATAAAATTATAAATAAAATTATTAAAATAATAAAAAAGATGTATCTAGAATAAACATAATAAATAAAATTATTAAAATAATAAAAAAGATGTATCTAGAATAACCAGATTTATAAATTTAAAAATCACTACCAGAATTTGGTAAATGTTTATAGCCTTGAATATTACATAATTTAACTTCTCCGTTAGAAATAGAAATAAGACCTTGTTCTAATTTATTAGTTTGTGCTTTCATTAAATCATCATCGGTTACAAAAAGTTGTGTATCATTTATTCTATTTTTTTCTTGTAAATTATTGGTTATTGTTTTAAAAGCAGGGTCTTCATAATATTTATCATTAACATTTTTAATTTCTTCTGTCCTATCTTTCATAGTTTCTTTATTTTTATGTATAATGTCTTTATTTTTTTTAAAATGTATGTCTATTTCATTTTCAATATCATGTTCAATTTCATTAATTGTATCGCTAATTTCTGACTCTTTAAAAGTTATACCTTGACTACTACTTTTATTAATAATATCTTTAATATTTTTTAATTTTATTTTATGATTAATATTAATATTATCATTATTATTATCATTATCATTATTTAAATTTGATAAAGCAATAAGTGATTTACGTAAATGTAATTCTTGAATTACCATTATCATAAATGTTGTTAACAAAATAGCATAAATAGGGTCAATACATACAGTATAGGCTATAAATAAAGAATAAATTATTTTAAATAATGTATTATCAAAAATTTCAATATATTTTACTTCTATTTTATCTATAAATAATATTAATACAGTTAATAGTATTAAAAAACTATATTTAATAACTGGATTTTCTAAGATAGATATTAAACCATTATTTAACTTAACAATAGGATTTATTAAAGACATATTTTTAATTACTATTTATATTAATAAAATATTATTATTTATAAAGAAATATTATTATTTATAAAGAAAATATAAAATTGAATATTATTTATATTTAATATAAAATATAAAAATATATAAATTATTAAAATATATAAATTATATAATATCTCTAGATATAAATAAAAATAATTTAAAATAAAAATAGAATGTCTCTAGATACAAATAGAGATAGTATTAAAACATCATTATCAAATCAAGGATATGCTATTTATAAATCTACACTTAATGAAAAAGAAATAGAATGTATTAAAAATGATTTAACTATAAAACCATTTAGTTGTCCTGGATATGGTAATCCAGAAGATATAGAACCTTATAAATTATATAAAGAAAATGAAGATAAACTTTATATTCCTAATTTTTATGGTAAAGAGAATTATGGCAACCCTAATAAAACAAAATTAAAAGAACCTGAAACAACAACACTCGCATTTTCTACAGATAGACAAATGCGTGATTATCAAAAAGAAATTATTAAAACATATATTACATCTGCTAAAGAAAAAGGAGGTGGTATTATTAGTGTAGGATGTGGAAGAGGTAAGTGTTTAGAAAAAGGAACAGTTATACCACTCTATAATGATAATTCTAAAAAAGTTGAAGANTTAGTTGAAGGTGATACTTTAATTGGTGATGATGGTNGTCCTNGTATAATATTAAGTCTTGGCTCTGGAGTAGCACCAATGTTTGAAGTTAGTAGTATAAATTATTATAATCAACCCTATTTATATAACACTAAATCTACTATTATTGCTAATTTTAAATCTTATACCGTAAATCAAGACCATATTTTAACATTATTTAAAAATAATACTATTCATAATCAAGATCAACATCAACATAATAATAATATAGTGAATACTATTACTTTATATGATACACATACTAAAACATTAAATCAAAATAATGTAGTTGATATTCCTATTCTAGAGTATCTATCTTTACCTGAACAAGAAAAAAATAACTATTATGGATTAAAATTACCATTAAAATTTATATGTTCTAGATATGTTAAAAATTATGTTAAAGAAATTTATTATGATAGAAATAAAGCATTAAATACTATAAATAAATTATTATTAACATTTCCAAAAAATATTAAAAATATAAATCCAGTATATGCTTTTTATATAGGTTATATAATTGGAATTAAATTAAACCAGTTTAATACTAAAAGTTATAATTCTATTCCTAATAGTATAGAAGATATACTTAATATAAATAATACCTTAAAAAATGATAATGTAATGGTATTTATTAATACAATAAACATAAATGATTTAAAAAATTATGTTAATAAACATAAATTAAATTTTCAATCTATTATTGATTTATATATTGGAATACTAGTAAGTTTTAATTCTAAAAAAATAGATTTATATTTAGATTTAGAACAAATAATAGATAGTAAAAATAATAGTAAACATAATAGTAAACATTATAGTAAAAATAATAGTAAACATAATAGTAAACATTATAGTAAACATAATAGTGAAGAAGTATTTAATTTATTTATAGAATTGTTAGATACTATTGGAATTACTTATAAAATTACATCTTATTTATCATCAACTATAAAAATTCTTACAATTACTGATAAATATATTGAATATTACGATCATAGTATTATACCAATTAGTATTAAATCTAAAGGTAATGATGCCTATTATGGATTTCAATTAAGTGGTAATGGACGTTTTATATTATCTGATAGAACACTTACTCATAATACTGTTATGGGATTGAAAATTGCTGAAGAATTAAAAGTCAAAACTCTTATTTTAGTTCATAAGGAATTTTTAATGAACCAATGGGTTGAAAGAATTACTGAATATTTACCCGAAGCCAAAGTTGGTTATATACAAGGTAAAAAATGTGATATTAATCGCAAAGATATTGTTTTAGCAATGATACAAAGTTTAAGCGACCCACGTAAAGATAAAGATTATCCCGCAAATTTATTTGAAAGTTTTGGATTAGTTATTGCTGATGAATGTCATCATTTAGCAGCACGTCAATTTTGTAGGTCATTAGCAAAATATCCTTTTAAATATACGTTAGGATTAAGCGCTACACCTGACCGTGGCGATGGATTACAACGCGTATTTAAACATTATTTAGGTGATATTGTCTATAAAGATGCTGAAATACAACAAAGTGTTGAAGACATTAAATTAGAACATATACCTAATTCTAAAGTTGAACTTTATATCTATAATAATTCAGACCATAACTATTCTAAAGAAGCATTAAATTATCAAAAAAAACCAAATATTGTGACGATGAAGTCAAATGTGGCAAATTGTTTAAAAAGAACAAAATTTTTATTATCCTTTTTACCACGTCTAATTGAAGAAGGGAGAACTATTTTAATTCTTAGTTGTCGACGTAATCATATTAATGAAATGGAAACATTAATTAATGATATGGCTATACCTAATTGTAGTGTTGGTTTATATGTAGGAGGAATGAAACAAAGTAATTTAGATATAAGTGCTACAAAACGGATTATTATCGCTACTTATGATATGGCTGAAGAGGCATTTGATTGTAAAACATTAAATACACTTATTTTTGGAACACCTCATAAAAATATTAAACAAGCCGTGGGTAGGATTTTAAGAGAAGAAAAGAAAAAACGCAAACTAATTCCATTAATTATTGATTTACAAGATGTATTTTCAAGTTTTAACAGTTGGAATAAATTACGTGAAAAATATTATAAAACTGAAGAATATCCTTTGAAAATATTTAATGTTATTGATAAACCTGACCTTAACTTTAAACCTATTGTGAGTTTTGTTAAAGATGTTTCTAATAAAAAAACAACTAAAACGAAATCAAATAAAGATACTAAAAGTAAAAAATCATCATTTATTATTGATATGGATGATGAAGTTGTAAGAGAAGGTAATGGTGATGATGGTGATGTTGTTGATGATAATGGTGTTGAAGAAGATAATAGAGAAATATTAGATTTTTAAATATTAAAAATAGTAAAAAAAAATATATTTCTCATATAAATATTATTTTTTTATAAAAAAATAATTTTTTGGATACCTAAAGACTTAATGTCTTCAGATAATCACTGTGGTGGTGAGAGGTATTCTAACACAATGAACACTTTAAACTTCCTTGAAGAAAGTGTGCCTTACAGGTTGGTCTAAGAGCATTCCAACACTGTGTACATTCTCGGATACGCGTTCCGTGGGTACACTTTGGTAGAGTTTCATACCAACATGACGTACAGTTGCTTTGAGAGTGAGTTTTGCAAAACATTTTAAAAAATTCCGTAATAAAACGAAAACTTGGTAGTCTCAAATATTAATAAACATAAATAACAAAGTTTTTTTTCAATTTTTTACTTGTTTTTTTAATTTTTATTTTTTTTTTTAATTTTTATTTTTTTTACTTGTTTTTACTTTTTCTAAAATTTATATATGTTCTTAATTAAAAATATTATTGGAAACTATTTCATAAATAAATATTTTTCTCATATAAAAATTATTTTTTTATAAAAAAATAATTTTTAGGAGACCTAAAGAATTTTATGTCTTTAGATAATCACTATGTGAGTAGAGATTTTAATGCACTGTCTAAATCACCACTACATACAATTTTAAACGCAATAGGGCGATCAACTGCAAGTTGCCTCCGTGCTTGATACAACCATCCATAGCACGTTTCAAAGCATTCGTCAGATCCGGCTCGATCTTATCCGTTGACATTTTTGAAAGCAATAGTGCGATCAACTGCAAGTTGCCTCCGTG